TTGCTCTGCAATTGCTACTGTCTTCTACGTGTATGTACTCTCCGCTTACTTGTCCTCTTATGCTGTTTTGATAAAAGTCTTCTTGTGCTTCTTTTAACTCTTTTTCTAGCTCTGCTTTTTCAGTTTGAAGTTTTAATATTTTATTATCTTGTTCATTATCTTTTGCTGCTATTTCTGTTTTCATATTTGATATGTCTTTTTTTATTTGTGTGTCATTATAGTTTTTTAAGTTATCTAGTTTTTGTTTATAACCATTTGTAAAATCATTCGTTGATAAATTTTTTCCAGCTATTTTATCTACTTTTTCATATAGTTTTTCATCTATTATTTTATTATTAGTGTTTGCTACTTTTATATCATAATATTCAGAGCCGTCTTGGTAACTCTAAATTATAATGTTCTGTATAATCTGCCATACTACACCTCCTAATTAAAACTGCTTATTTGTCCTGCTGCATATCTTTTTATTATAGCAGCGTCCAAAGCTTCAACTTTTCCATCTTTGTTAACGTCAGCTGCTTTTCGCTGTTGCTCTGTTAGTCCACTTTTTCCAACAGTATATTGCAATACCATATCACCATCTTTTTCTTCAACTTTTCCATTTTGATCTACATCTCCTAATTTGTAATCAACACCTTCTACATATGTTGGTATTTTCATTAATACTAAACGATAATATGCTGTTTTTTGTGATGTAGAAGGCTGCCAAACGTGAAGTGCAATTTTACTATTATCATTAGAAGCACCTAATATTACATTTCTAATTAATGAGCCTGTAAAAGATCTATTCGATATTGAGTCTCCAATCCCATAACTATAATTTTTATCTTCATTTGTTTTAATCCCAAAAGTAAGACAAAAACAATTATCTTTATTAAATCCTCTTGGAAAATCAATATTTAAAATAGTTTGTTGTTCAATATTGCTGTTTAAATTACTTTGTGAATTAGCTTCTAATATCATTTGTCCACTTATAACCGCTATATTATTTTGAATAGTATTAACTACAACATCGCTATTACCATCAAATTTTATTTCTCCTTTTACTGCCCCATCTAATGTAATTTTTCTTGCAGTTTGTAATTTGGTTGCTGTTGCTGAATTTCCAGTACATTTTGATGCAGTTGCACTATTACCGTGTACAACTTTTTGCACTATTTGCAGTTGTAGCAGTAACAGCATTGCCAGTACAACTACTAGAAGAACCACTACAATTTCCTGTAACGTTTCCTTTAACATTTCCTTCAACTCCTCCGTTTTACTGTTATTTTACCTATTATAGTATTATCTTGATTTTTTAGTACCAAATTACTTTTTATACTCTCTATATATTGTTGAAATTTTTTATATAATTCTTCTCCATCAACACTAATTAAAGAATTTACTATACCACACAATGTTACATTCGTTCTTTTATCTACTATGTCATTTTGAGTTATATTTGTAGTACTTTTTACTGTAACTTCTGCTAAACATATTTCATAAATATTATCATCTCGTTGTAAATTAGCTGGTGTTGTTGAATTTCCTTGTTTTACATACAATTGCGTTTCCCTAATTGCCAATGTTCTATCTAATTTAACTACTACTCTATCAACACGAGTTCCAGTAGTTGGCCTTTCTAATGTAAATAATTTTTCTTCTTCATTTTCATAATCGGCACCTTCAATAATTCCAGCACCTTTTGACACTTTAATGTTTAACCCTCCATCTGCAATTACTTTCATACTATTTTCACCATAATTTTTATAATTTCCAAAATAAACTCCATTGCTTAAAAATTTAGAAAAATATTTTCTAAATATTTCCGCTTCATAAAGTCTGTCTGGTTCCATTTTTCCACTTTGAGAATTTAAAACTTCCATCGAATCAAATGGAAAACTTTTTAATGTTATAATATTTGCCATATTAATTCCTTTCCATAAAAACAAGACCTAATTTATAGGCCTTGTAATTATTCTTTTTATTTCTTCACCTAAGCTTGGGATTTTATCACCAAAACCTAGTTCTACTGTTTTATTATTTCTTTCATATATTTCTTTTGCTTGAATTATACGTTTATCTTCATATATTCCATCACTTTCAAGTGTTACTAAATCTCCTAGAAAGAAATCTTTTTCCCATTCCATGTTTGGAATTTGATATACTTTTCCTTCTATGCTTTGAATTATTTTATATGTATCTAATTTTTTTTGACCTTCTGTATTTAATTCATCAATATCCTCTATATTGTTTAAATCAATCAATACTTCCCTTCTATCAAATCCTTTTGCAGTTCCAATTACAGTTATAAGTCTATCTTCATTTTCTCCTTTTCCTGCAACATATCCTACATTTTTATAATTAGAATTATCATCTGTTGTTTTTCCTTCTAGAAGGTTTTTCTTTTTTTCACTAAATATAATATATGGATGTTTTATTGTTCCTTGTAATTGTTCATGTGTATATTTTTGTAACTGTTCATGTGTAAAGCCCTTTAAATATTCATGAGTATTAGGATTTTCTATTTGATTTATTGTTCTGTCTGTTCCTTTTAAACTATCAAAATAAATACATTTTTCATTTCTATTTAAATAACCATACCATCCTAGCCCAGTATCTTCACTTATATGTTTCAATTCATCATGTAAATTTGTTAATCTTGCTTGCCATACTGTTTTTATTCCTCTATTTTGTGTTGGTGCTATCTTAACCCAAGAAATATCTCTTTCTGTTGTTCTTATATTATCGTAATAACTTTCTACTAAATGATTTTTTAAATAATGCTTTTGTATATTCTCCGCATAATCTTCTGACACCCTATCATATCCATTTGTTGCCACAATTCTTCTCTTAGTAACACCTTTTATGCAAGTTCCAGTAACTTTCATTGTTTTACTGTTTTTTTCAGTTGATATAACAACTTTATCAATTA